AAAATCCTTGGTTAAAATCAGAGGAGATATTCTTATCGGCTTGTCTCTCAACAAAGCTTCAATTAAAACTCATGGTTATTTAACCCAGGCGCAATTTAAAATGTGCCAACGGCACATCTTTTTACAAAGTGCGCCACCCTCATCAAAGGGGACCCTCGGCTCCGGGTCTTCAGTTTCATAACTGATAAAATTCACGTGTATCTTTATACATTCCACGTGATAAATGGTTGTTCTGGTGAGCTCTTCTCATAAATTGCTCTCATCTCTTCAAAGGTTGATTGTTTGACACCGTATTCACTATATACGTTTGCATACATCCCTTGAAAGTCTGAAAGTACTGCTCTCCCATGAAGAAAAAATTGACGATCAGCTTCAGTGAGAATTGTCTGAGTATGAGCTGTTTCATCAATAGCAATCTTTCCCCGCCACGAGAGCATCTTAAAAATACTCTTGGATTCAAGCGGGGCAACAAATTGCATCATTTCCTCATCATAACGGAACCTTCGCTTAAGAAAGGAGACTCTGTCAAGAGGGAGAAATGAAGGTTTTCCTGTTTTATCTGTATTTGAAAGGATATGTCCAAGATCAGCAGACATGTCATAGATAGTTTCCGCATTGTAAAAATGGGTAACACCATCCATGATACCTTTCAAATTATCATCTCCATAATTCATGAGATAAATAAATAGAAAAAAGGGGAAAAGCAACTCACATTCTTCATAGGTCTTTCGACTTGAATCACCTTTCATCTTCGCATAACACCGGTAAAAAACCATTATTTCAAATAAGGCTTCACCTATGCTATTAAGATCAGCTGTACCATACACGCCTGATGGAACAGATCCATTCATAAGAAGAAGATCTCCCATGATTTCCATGAAGTAGAATTGTAAGGAAGGAACAAGCCCCCAAATTCGTTTCATCCAGACAGCATCGTACTTTCCAGACTTCTCCATGACTCTAGCTGCAACCTCAGCAGCATAAATCAACAGGTTCATCAATTTATCAAACTTCTCATAATCAGAGTCCATTAAGTGATCAAATTGCTGTAAAATCCTAGCGAGCTCGTCCCAATCTTTCGATGTTGCGTTAATGCCAATCTTTGGAGGAAGGAACTTATTATTCTGTTGACACCACAGGAAAAAACCTCCAAAACATTGTCTAAACACTAGAAGCGCTGCGAACTCACCAGCTGTGAACATGCGAATATTTCCAGATTCATTCTTGGAATGTTTCACAGGTTCATCCTTCAGAGTAGCTTTGAAGAGAAAAGTAGGGCTCTCTCCCGCATCCAAGGCCTCGTAGATACGGTTGACATAAGATGTCACTTCAGCACTTGGGATCAAATCACCATACTCACCATAGACATGATTAAACTTTGTTCCCTCTCGAGGATATCCAGCAGCAGCTTTAAGGTTAACAACATGCATATTAGTTCCGAG